AATGCTACGATTTGACACTAGAGACATTACAAAAAGCAATTTAAACAAGAATGATTTTCAATATCTTGCACAAACAGGAACGAAGGAAAACAATATGAACGAGTCTGCAATGATTGGTAGAGGTCCGAAGACCAGCATGAGAAAACTAGAAAACACTAGACTGATTGTACGTCACTCTAAGGTAGTTGACGAAACACAGAAGGGTGCAAGAAGTAGAAATATTAATTCTCTATATATTGAAAACTCCGACGGCGAGCGTTTCAAATATCCTTTTATCCACTTAGCTGGTGCAAAGGCAATGCAACGTCACGTTTCAAACGGCGGCCGTCCTTACGATGATGCAGGTAAGGAAATTATTTCTCTAAGTGAAAAAGTAAGCCAGTTAGTGGCATTCAAGAGACACGTTGGTCACCATGACGGTATGAATCAAGAAGTAAATGAAATTCTTGAACGTAGTCAAATGAAGCTAGAACAACTTCGCAAAGTGATTGAAGGTTTAGGCGGACAGAAATTTTATGAATCTTGGGTAGAATCTCTTCAACCGTCTAATGAAGATGACGGCTTTGTGCTAGATCAGGCCACTATGGAAGACTACAAGAGCAAGTTTACAGTTAAGAATTTTAAAGAAGACTTGGCACAATACTTTCCACTAATCCACAAAATTATGCAAGAGACAAGCGAACTTGATCTCGAAAGTTTGGGAGAAGTTGAAGAAGATATTAGCGAAGAAGTAACCCCAGTTGACGACTTTGCTGCATTCGAGTCTTGGGCAACTTCTGTATCCGAAGGCACATTAGAACCAGATACTATCATGGCATTAAAAGATTTATTAGATAGCGGATTAACATTTGGTGGCCCGGATGCTACTGGTGCAATTGAAGCTCTGCAAGGTATTGGTGTGTTCAATGATGCACTTGAAAATGCACTAACAGCATCTGCCCAATTAAATCCAGAAGGCGATCCTAAAGAAACAATTATGTCGTGGTTAATGAAAGATGACCCTGAAGCTGCACAAGAATTAGGCGGTGAGCAGCCCGCTGCCGAGCCAGCACCTGCACCAGCGGAGATGCCACCAGCTGCACCTCCAGCAGAGATGCCCCCAGCAGAAGCTCCAGTAGCAGAAGGTTCGGCACATGGATGGAATGTAGTACGTGCTAACGAAAAATCAGGGCAATTAAAAATTACTAAGTGGCTACGTAAAGAAGCAGGACTACCAAAAGATGCTCCTGTATACTTTGACGATGCTGATCTAGTATACGGCGAAAAAACTATTGTACCCGGTGCATTAGTAAATCCTAAGTTAAAGATGAGTGATTTGTTAACTGCACTAACCCAGGCAGCACAGTCAGCACCCGAAGAAGGTGAAGACATGGAAAATCAAGAAAGCAAGCCAGAAGGTCATCGTCCGTCAATGAAAGAAATTGTCGAGTTCATTAAACCTTTCTATAACAAACATGCCCAAGAACAAGGGCTCGGCGAATGGCGTAAAGGTCCTACTGAATTAGGTATCATGGCTGGTAAGCAGTTTGGCGATCATGTTGGAAAACTTGTAGAAAAGTATGTTGAAGAAATGCAGGCAAAAACCGAAGCAATGCGTAGTCAACAAGAATCTACTATGCAGTTTGAAGCTATCAAAAAATTAGCAGGTCTTTCAAGAATTTAAGTCACAGCAACCTCAATAGATAATTAATTGATTAGCTAATGAGGTTGCAATGTTAAAAAAAATCGAAACGTTTGAATACGATTTCCAGGGTGATTTATTCATCGATATTGGTGGAAACGTAGGTATGTGGTCGTCGCAGTTATACGATGACTACTCTAAAATTATCTTTGTTGAGCCATCAACTGAAGCACTAGATGCTGCAAAAACCAAAATAAATGATCAACAGAACAAGGTAAAATTCTTAAAGAATATTTGTTCAAACGAGTTAGATCAGGTAAAATCAATTTCTACTCCTTCTGCAGATTCAGGACAATTTACAGTATTTGGTAAAGACTTATACGAAAATGTTGACCGAACAGAAGAAGGAATTAAAACCATAACCCTTGACAGTTTAGTGTCCGAAGCAACTGTTGGTGACAAGATTCTTATAAAGATCGACACCGAAGGTAGTGATCTGGATGTTATTCTAGGCGGTAAAGAATTCATTCAAAAGTTCAAGCCAACACTGGCAATTGAGTTCCATTTTCACATGTATTTCGACGAAGGCAAGTACGAAGAAGTGGTAAATTTCTTAAATGATCAAGGCTACGTAGTAACTGAAAACAAGTTTCCAGGATACCGAGGCGAGCCAGATCGTATATTCGATGGTAAACATAATGGACTAGAAATGTACGATATGCACTATCACGTTTTGGCAGAACCGACATAAAAAATCTCCATTAGGGGTTGTAATGATAAATAAGACTGTGTATACTTTACGTATGCACAGTTTTTCTTTTTAGTCAGTGGGCTTTAAAGAAGAGGCATAATAAATCAACATTAAGGAAAAACATTATGGCAACGTTAGCAGAAATTAGAGCAAAACTTCAAGCATCATCTCAACAAAACACTGGTGGCTCGTCCGGTGGAGACAACGCAATTTACCCCCATTGGAACATCGCAGAAGGACAAACCGCAACGGTTCGTTTCTTGCCTGACGCTGATCCAAACAACACTTTCTTCTGGATTGAACGTGCAATGATCAAGTTGCCATTCGCCGGTGTGAAAGGTGAAGCCAATTCCAAGCCCGTGACTGTGCAAGTACCTTGTATGGAAATGTGGGGCGAGACATGTCCTATTCTTACTGAGGTTCGTCCTTGGTTCAAAGACAAGTCGTTAGAGGATATGGGTCGTAAGTACTGGAAGAAAAAGTCATACCTGTTCCAAGGTTACGTGGTTGATAGCCAGTACAAGGAAGATGGTAAGACTCCTGAGAATCCAATTCGCAGATTCATTATCGGTAGTCAAATCTTTAACATTATCAAGGCAGCTTTGCTAGATCCTGATATGGAAGAATTGCCAACTGACACACTTCGTGGTGTGGACTTCCGCATTGTTAAAACTAGCAAGGGTGGATATGCAGACTACTCTACATCACAGTGGGCTCGTCGTGAACGTGCTCTAAGTGACACAGAGCAGGCAGCTTTGACACAATATGGTGCGTTTGACTTGAAGTCATTCTTGCCTAAAAAGCCAGGAGATGTTGAACTCAAGGTCATGAAAGAAATGTTTGAAGCGTCAGTAGACGGTGAAGCATTTGATATGGATCGTTGGGGTCAATACTTCAAGCCAGCAGGTTATGGCGGTCGTGACAATGCTTCGGGCACAGCATCAGCTGCTCCGGCTGCTCGTCCAGTAGCGGCAGCACCTGCGGCTACTACTTCAGTAGCAGAAGAAGCAGCACCTTGGGATGAAGAAGTTGCTACCGCAGAAAAGTCATTTACTCCTGCACCAACTGCACCAGCAGGTGGAAGCGAAGCAAGTTCACGAGCTCAAGATATCTTAGCTAAGATTAAAGCACGTAACGCAACCGCTTAATTTAGGAGATCATAATGGCAAAATCATTTGATATTTCTAAGTTTCGCAAGTCTATTACTAAGTCTATTGAAGGCTTGGGCATCGGCTTTAACGATCCTACTGACTGGATTTCAACTGGCAACTTTGCTCTTAACTACTTGATCTCGGGGGACTTTAATAAAGGGGTCCCCCTTGGTAAAGTCACTGTTTTCGCAGGCGAAAGCGGTGCAGGTAAGAGTTATATTTGTTCAGGTAACATTATTAAGAACGCACAAGAACAGGGCATGTACGTTATCCTAGTTGATAGCGAAAATGCTCTCGATGAAGCATGGTTACATGCATTGGGTGTTGATACTTCAGAACAAAAACTTCTGAAACTTAACATGGCTATGATTGACGACGTGGCAAAAACCATTAGTGAATTCATGAAAGAATACAAACAACTGCCTTCGGATGAACGTCCAAAGATTTTGTTTGTTATCGATTCATTGGGCATGTTATTGACTCCAACTGACGTAAATCAGTTCGAAGCAGGCGAAATGAAAGGTGATATGGGTCGTAAACCTAAAGCACTTACATCACTTGTTCGTAATTGTGTTAACATGTTTGGTAGCTATAACGTTGGATTGGTTTGTACTAATCACACATACGCTTCACAAGATATGTTTGACCCTGATGACAAAATCAGTGGCGGTCAAGGATTCATTTATGCCAGCTCTATCGTAGTTGCTATGCGTAAATTGAAACTGAAAACAGATGCTGATGGTAATAAGACTACAACAGTTAACGGTATCCGTTCTGCTTGTAAGATTATGAAAACTCGATATTCGAAACCATTCGAATCAGTTCAAGTTGAGATTCCGTATGCAACAGGTATGGCACCAACGTCCGGATTAGTGGACTTATTTGAAGCTAAAAACGTTTTGACAAAAAGCGGAAATAAGCTACAATATATAAGTAAAGAAACTGGCGAAGTTCATTCTTTTTTCCGAAAAGGTTGGACTGAAGACAAGTTAAAAATTATTATGGATGAATGGGACGAAGCTGCAATGGAAGTTGCCGCAGTAGTTGCCGAAGATACTGAGGAAGCATAATGGAAGAAGCATTGATTATGGAGGTATGGGATACCTTCCGAGAATATATCCCAGATAAAAACAAGGAATTGGCTGCTCATCAGTACGTTGATTTCTTGTTAGGTAAGGATGTTGAAGTCGCCGCTCTCGAAGCCCTTATGGGATATGATCCTCATCTAGATATTGCTGTTAAGGCAGTAGTTGATGAAGAAAAAGAATTCGAAGACGAAGAAGACGACGGTTATTCCCAAGAAGACGAGGACTATTAATGAACTGGTACAGCAAAGTAAGCAATGATATTGCTCACTTACCAGGCTGTATCGATCATTACTATTCCGAATTAGAACAGGCAAGGAGCGAGGTTAAAGTCTATGGCAACATAGAAAAAGCCTCCGCTGCCTTACCAGGAATTGTAGCACATCGATTTAATCAACTTCAAGAAATTGAAGGTATCTTGGAATACCTGAACATTGAGCTCCGCAGAATTAGATCAAAGACTTTCAAAAAATATTTAGAAAACTATCAAAGAGCGTTAAGTTCGAGAGACGTTGAAAAGTATGTCGATGGTGAAGCAGATGTAGTTGATATGGAAAAGATTATCAACGAATTTGCTCTGCTACGTAATCAATGGTTGGGTATTGTCAAGGCGTTGGATATAAAACAATGGCAACTGAGTAATATCATCAAACTTCGAACCGCCGGACTAGAAGACGTAGTACTGTAAACAAAAAGGA